GATGCTTCAGTTCCATCATCGGTAAATTTATTATTTCTTTCGCCCACCAAGACAGAAACTTTCTTGCCATACTTTGCAGAGATTACGGATTCTTTGTTAACTCTGAATTGATCTGTAATATCAATTTTACTTGATGCAACCCCCATATGGTGTCGCTGATTTGGAGTCGGAATGATGGACGGAATTCTGTCAACTAATGGAGTTTTAGCTAGTTGTATCTTTTCATCTAGCAAATCTTTTGCAGCGTCAAAACCATCAAGCATTTCAAGCCCCATATTGATTAATTCCACATCCCCTAAAGCCTTTCCTTTGGCTATAATTTTTTTAGCTTGCTCTTTAAGATCGCTCATAACTTTTATTTCTCCCCATATTTTCAAAAACCTTCATGGCAGTTTCTACTGATCCAATTGTTGCTTCCCCCGCTAATATTCTAGCCTCAGCTGTTGTTTTAAGCATTTGCAGCTTTAATCCTGATTTATGATTTCTAATAGCTGAATGATATTTCTCTTCCCATTTAGCATATTTGTCATGGCTAACGCCCGTAACAATATACCATATACCTTGTTCTGCCCAAGCTTTAACAGCTTTCTCTCTTGCTATAATGCTTTTGAGATGCATAAGGTATTGGTTGAGCAAGAAAATTGAGGCTTGATAATCTGGAAACGTCATGGATTTTAATTCTTCGCGAGAGTAGTGTAGTATCTTTCCCACCTCATCTGCTTTGTCCCCAAAGTCAGTACCATAATCTATTTTACTCTCTTTAATCCAATTGTCAATGTTCTCATGAAACTTTTTTATCTTATCTTCTAATTCCTCCATATCTTGCCTCTCCACTCTTCAATAGATTCGTTATGGAACAGTTCTATTAATTCTAAATTATTTATTTCACACCACTGCTTCTTGTCCCTATCTCTAGCTTGAGCTTTGTAAAAATCCATTTTACTCTTAAAAAAGAAGTTATTAAACTCTGTGTGCTGTTCACCATGAACTTCAACAATAAGCTTTCTTACAGGAATAAAAAAATCCGCCTTAAGGGTGGATTTTCTATTTGATGTTTTTGTTCCGGGCAATATTAATTCTTCTAAAATCCTATCATTAGGATACTTCTCCTTTAATAGTTCTTTAGCTTTATTATGCAGTCCAGATCTTTTTTCTGTATCAACAATATTATTACTTGGAATCCATGAATACTCTTGCTGATCCAATCCTATAATTTTCAATATAACATTTCCTTAACTTTAAGTTCAAGCAAGGCGTAGAACTCTGAATGCTCGTTAAGATAATTATATACCTTTTCTTGTCCTTGAAGTTTAACCTTTTCAGTCTCAATAAAATCAAGATTATACCAAGATCCAGCAACTGAAATTAATCCAAGGTCAATAGCAATCATAAGAATTTCTTGTACTTTGTCAATACCCTGCCCAAACCTAATCCAACTATCGCAAGTTTTATATGGTGATCCGATTGATGAGCATAAAATATCCCATGTTACTTTCAATCCAATGACATTCTTGTTTTCTTTTGAAGATCCTGCCGCTTCCCAAGGAGCTACGCTTTTGACTTCCATACGTGTATCTGCTTGAAATTGAATCTTAACGCCACCATCGGCCATTTTTGACTTACCATAGCCACTAGTGTTTGTAATCATGTGTGTAATCATAATTACTAAGCATTTTTGATTAGGAACCGTTTGTCCAGTTTTCTTAACAAAATCAGATAAGATCTTTGGAAGCCCCGGTCTTGTCATTCCGCTAATATCCTCATCAAGATCGCGAGATGGAATGAGAGAAGATATGGAGTCAATGACTAATACGCAGCCCTCATTATCTTTGTCTGATATTAGTTTTCTTGCAATATCTAAAAATGTTTCTGCTGCCAGCGGTTCATCTCCAGATCTAATAACTTGAACTAGAGACGGGTCAATTCCCGGAATTTCAAAGTTCATTTCTTTTAATCGACCTTCAACATCAAGATAAATGATCTTACGACCAAGAGCTTGACAGTTAGCGATGATCTGCATAGTTGTTGTAGTTTTTCCAGCCTTTGGGGGGCCAGATAAGATCATCCAAGAACCCTCTTTGATACCACCACCAAGAGCCAAATCAATAGCAGGACTAATTGATATCGTTTTGTAATTTCTCTTTGTTTCAAGGACTTTATCTCCTGTAGTAACATAGTCACCATATTTTTTAATAAACTCTTTATCAGTCGCCATTTTCAATTTCCTTTAGTCTCTGCAACAGTGTTTTATTTCCAAAAGATTGTCTAGGAGTGTATACTGACTCCTTCACTTCTATTATCTCAATTGTATCATGCTTTGGGGCGTTGTCAAGCTCAATTCTAATTCTTTGTAAAGAATTTTTGACATTTCTAGCTCCCAGAGAAATAGTCCTAATGCCTTCCTTGGAATTAACAAATTTCATCATAGCATCTTCACCAAATTCTTTGATCAGCTTATTTGCTAATCCAATTTGACGAATGTATATGCTTTTCCATTTACCTTTATTCCAAAATTTATAAGGTAATGTTCCAGCTTTTTCGTGCTTTGCTTGTCTTTGACAAATAATCTCAGCTACATACTGAGCAGGAGTGCAAAAATCCCCGGTGGACGGGGATTTATATTTGCTTAGATCTGTTCTATGCTTTGACATTTACAATTATCTCCGCACATTTGTTTCTTCTTATAGAGAAGCTTATCATTTTCAATAGTCACTTCTCTAATTTCATTATACTCTGCTAATTCAAATTCTGGCCAGTAGAATTTTTGTACATGTATCTTGTTATCTTCTGCAAGTTTCCCAAAACACATAAATCTAAACGGAATAGAGTCATCGTCATTTATATCTTTTGACATTCCTCTAGTTATAAAGATATTATCTAATCCATTGGGATCACTATAAACTACAATTTCTGGCATTCCCGGACAAGTTACTTTTACTTCAGTGATTGTTTTATTGTTATTATGACAATATATTTTTAATCTTGTCCAAGGATCTTTATCTAAGTATTCTGGATTATCAAAATCAGACCAAACTACTGTATCATCATTAAGCTTGCACTTCCATAGTATTTCTTGATTTTCTAGTAGTTTAAATATATGAGGATTATATCCCGTACAAATCATTTATCTTTCCTTATCTTGTGAATGCACGATACAATTCTATCTGGCATAGTTTGTTTTCTAGCCAAGGCACTTTCATCTGCTCTCATGGATGCTTCTTGAGTCATCGCAATAAAAGCTGTATCTTTCTTTTTTGCAAACATCTCAAATGTATTTGGAAGGGTATGCGTATTTTCGTTTTGCTCATCTGTATTACGCTTGGATGGCTTCATCTTTGGTTCATCGGATGGCAATACTGCCTTTTTCTTTCCCATTTTAATATCCTTTATTTATAAAAGCTCGCCTTGCAGAAATTAAATATATCTCACGTCTAGTAGATAAGTATTTATTGTAATTGGTAAAAATTTCCTCATCCACTTTTTTAAATTGAAAATTATAAGCATTAGTCTTGTGCATGTCGATGCCATGCGGATCAAATACTTGTCCTCTGCCATGCTTTACATAATATGATACAATTGTATTTTTATTATCTTCATCTGGTAGCTCTACAACTTTAGCAACAGCCCTGTCTTGTTCGCAAATTTTACCACTTTTATCATAATACTTAGTTACTAATTGCTTAGGAGCTTCAATTCCCATTTCAGACAATTGTTCCTGATCTATAGATTTTTGAACCATTATTAACTCATTTCCTCAAGTTTCTTTTTAATCTTTCTTACACAATCCCATCTGTCAAATCCAGTTACACGAATTTCTGCCTTTGCAGCCATTTCATTATCTTTGAAATCGTCAGAACAATCTATGATATCTGGATCAATACTCCCATCTGGAAGTACTCTGTGAATGCAGATATTCATTGTGACTATAGCAATATGCGGTCCTACATTTCTTTTTGGTCTATTTATCATAATTTCCCTGTCTCAATATATTTTAATTTTTTCTCAGGAGAAAGAGATGCTAGTTTTCTAACTTCTTTCATTTTCTCTTGATTTTTAATTCTCTCTAATGTACCGTCTGTTGCCATTTTCTCTTCCATTCCATATCGACCTAACGCTTTCGCGTTCTTGTCGGCTAGTTGTCCGATGGTCTTCACTTCCTTATTTATTATAACGGGTGCGCCATCTAAAACAACCTCTAAAGTTTCAGCATGGCAAATTTCACAAGTTTTTCGAATTGGCTCCCTGATGCTGTGGTAAGTTTCGTACTCACCACAGCCAGCGGAACACCTATAGTGATATAAAGGCATTATTAATCCTCTTGTAATCCTTCGTATAAATCAGGATCATTCCTAAGATTTTCTTCGCTAGCATTTATCATGAAAGTTCTTAAGCTATTTCTATAAGCTGTTTTTGTTTCATCTGTTAAATCTTCGCGACTTATTGTAAATTCATAAAATTCAATATAACCTTCGTTAATTTCTTTGGTTTCTATCATTGCTTCTGCCATCTTGGATTCGCATAATGCCAAATTTCCACATAAAATTGCAGCAACAGCAATAGGAGCTAAGAATTTTCTCATTTTAGCCTTTCTAAAATACGACCAATAATAGGATTACGAACGATATCACTAGCGTCAAGTTCACATACGCCGATACCCTGTAATCCAAATAATTTATCACTTACATATTCTAATCCACCCCTCATTGAGTGTGGAAGATCTGACTGGTCAGCGTCTCCATTAATAACTGCTCTTGAATGCAAACCTATTCTAGTTAAGAACATTTTAATTTGCTCATATGTCGCATTCTGAGCTTCATCAAGAATCATAAAGGAATCGTGGAAGTTTCTGCCTCTCATATATTCAAGTGGACACATCTCTATAATACCAGCTTCTCTAAATTTTGCAAGCATCATTTTTCCAAGATATTGTTCCATCTCTTCTAATACGGGAACTAAATATGGATGAATTTTTTCATCTTTATTTCCGGGTAGATACCCCAAACCTCTTCCGTTTTCAACTGTTGGTCGAGTGATAATAATCTTCTCTACTTTATTTTCCAACAGCCAGCTACAAGCCAATCCTACTGCTACGGATGATTTGCCTGATCCCGCAGGACCAGTACATACTGTTACATCATTTTCTACCATAGAGATAATATAGTTCTCTTGATTAATGCTCTTCGGTTGAAGAACCTTACGATGTGGATTACTTACCGCAGTTGATCTTGCCTTTTGAGCTTCTTTTCTAACTCTTGATCTTGACATGTTTTTTTCCTCACTTTATAGTGAAAGAACTACTGTTATTTTTATAGATATATTTGTACACTGTGTAATTACCCTGACCCGCATCGCCTCCACTTCTATCTGATGATTGTAAATAATTTCCAGTACCCAAGTCTATAGATAAAGCGCCTGAAACGCCAATATTAATGGAATTACCTGTCATACTTTTATAAATTGTGCTTAATGACATATCTTCTGCTTGAAGTTGATTTAATTTTCCGCTATTCATAACATAAGTGTCTGTTAACGGAGTAAAAGCTCTGTCAACTAATTCAAAAGAACAAGTTATATCATATGGATATTTTACATATTTACTAGCAGCTGTGTAAAACTGACCATATGTTGGATATTCTCCATACTGAAAACCTATTGTAAGCTCTACAGCTCTTAACGCTGCCCCTTTTAATATTAGCTGTGCAACTTCTATTGGAACTCCACTTGCGTAAAAATCTGCTCTTCTTTTTGTTATTCCAGTTGTCTCAGTCCTAACAAAACTTCCTGCCGGAACCACTCCTGATGTTAAGCTATGTCCGGCAAATGCGATTTCTTCAGTAAAAAATCCTTCTGTGGCAAATTTATAACCTATCGAAGTTATTACTAAATCATTAAATTTTAATTGAGTTAGTGGTGTTTCTACTGGATTAATTAACGGAGTAGGTCTTGTTAAAATTTGAGCATTTCTTACAGATGGTTTAGTCCCAGAAGGTTTTGGAAATAAATCTTTATTAATTCCAAGTGCTGGTGAATTATCTGATATAAATTTACTTATCGTAATATTTAAAGATGGCTTTTTATATAAACACTTAACAGCAAATGGATTTCCCCAAGTTGGAATTGAGGAAATCTCTGCTGAATAATTATATGCTACAGATTGCACGCCACTTACAATAACATCGTCTAATTGAAATTGTTGTATATCATAAGTTATAATGTGTGCTAAGTTTTCACTCATGTAATTTCACAAGCTCCACCAGTGCAAGCAAGGGCTTGTTCCAGTTGTGTATCATCATATTGCTCTTCTACTATTGTATAATCTACTTCCTTGTACTCCCGCTTGAGTTCAGTCCATAGTTTGAAGTTATAAACATCTTTCATGCAATACGTGAGTTCTTTGATATCGCCTTCAAAATATTTACTGGCAAACTTTTTGCATCTTTCAACCCATTCAACTTTTGCCTTGCCTTTGATGGGACTACCAAGCCCTGAAATACTATCGCAAGCTGCCCATAAGTTATCTTCCCATAAAGTGAGTGCCACTTCGATTAATCCACTTACAAACATCACGCCTTCACCATAATGAGAAATCATCTCTGTAGGTAAATACACAGCCGTGAATGGAGCTTGTGGATAATCTTTATCACCAGTAACTGGAAGTAGTGAAATGCCACAGAAAAATTCTCTATTTGCATAGATAAATTCCTCTACTTCATTCCACTCATCAGGCTTAACATTAATTGTATTACTCACATTGTGAGTTAACCAAGGCTTAGTGCAAAGCTCAATATTAGTTCCGGGCAATACCCAGTTCTGTTGTGTTGACTTTACAATCTTAAGCAGCTCAATGGCTGTAATCTTGTTCTTTGTCTTGCTACCGTCTGGAACTTCGATACAGAAGGCGATTACATCATCGGTCCTATTGGCCGACCAAACAGATTCTTCGCACGCCCTTGGATTGACTTTGTTGAAGTGCTGGTATAACGCTTCCACCTTATTCGCCTGTACACGCCTAATGTAGCGTTTAGCATGATGAGGGTGAATACCACTGGCAGTGCCAAGAATACAACTAGCAGTGCCTTCAGGCTTGACACAGGTGACTCTCGCCGCTTGATTAATTCCAATCTTCTTGGCGATAAGTTTGTTGGTTTCTTTTGCAAGCTCCGCTGCCTTTCGTTGAATGTCTGGATTCAAGCAGATTTCAGGCTTTTCTAACCAACCTGTCCCAGATACGCCTAGTAATGCTTCTCTAGCAAAAATCTTTTCACTAGTTTCACCTAAGTATGGAAAGCTATTAAATCCAGCCTGAAGAGTGCCAATAATAGTTACTGCTTTTACTGCATCATAAAAGTCTTGTTCTGTATTAACTTTAGCACAGTTAACTGTAGAGAGATTACAACCTTGCCATCCACTCTTGCCAGTTTCTACATCTACTGGATACATTCCAATTTCAACACATGGATTAACAATAAAATCTTCATCGTCGGCCCATACAAATCCCGGTTCGCCAAACTGCTTAACTGATTGCATTAACTCTGCAAATTGTTCAGGAGTTGTTTTACCCCTCAGAAGAAGTGCCGAGTTATTTGAGCGACCCCGCTGAGGATTATCAGTAAACCAATTGCCAGTTTTAGCTGTAGCCATCTCTTTATCGTCTGGCGAGAAGAGACAAATGGTAGCACTACGGCGCACTCCACCACTAATAACAGCATCGGCAGCGTGCATAACAATATCGTATGCTTCGATTGATTTAAGTCTACCATCTCCTCTATTAACTGCATTGTCTAGCACTTTCTTAATATTGCTAAGAGCTTTCTTTAGCGGTTCTGCTCCCGGAGCTTTTCCACCTCCAGAAATTCTCGTCCCTTTAGCCCTGATCTTGTCGAAATTAAACTGAACTTCTTTTCCGTTGTATTCTGGAAAATCAGTTTCACCTTCAAAATATGAACTGAGCAACACTCCAATTGCATCGCTCCAACCTTCAATTTCATCTGGTACTGTATATTTTACTTTGCCAGATCTTTCTTTTGATAGGTTAGGCAATTTACTAATATGCTTTTTCTGTACTGAAAATCCTACACCACAACCACAAAGAAGCATATACATACACTCTTGAAAGAATCTAATCCTATCAATGAAAGATACTGTACAATTAAACATACGGGCGTTATGCTTAAAAATAGGATCTCCGCCGAATTGCAATGCTCTCTGCGACCCCAACCCCTTCTTCTTGAGCATCATATCATATGCCCAATCAATATCTGCATGCAAGTCTTCGCTTTTATCTGCATATTGTTTATGCATCATATTCCTAACACGGTCAACACTTTCCTTGTATGTTTCTCGTCTTTTCTTGTCTGGTAAATATCTTGCATATTTTGCAGAAAACGTGTAATCCTGTAAAGCTTTAATCGACATTATTCTTTTGCCCTTTTGTTTTTTAATTTGATACTTAGATTACTGAATACGCTATATTCAAAATCTACTTCTTTAATTTGTAATCCATTTTCTATTAGGAAATTGATGATTTTAACATCATCTTCGCTCATGGAATAAATCACTCCATGTTTATCTACTATAATTTTTCTGATCCCGTTCTGCCATAGGATTTTTGAACAGACAGAACATGGATATCCAGTTACATAAGCTCGTAAGTTTTTTTCTTTTACGATCATATTAGCTAAGGCGTTTTGTTCCGCATGAATCATATAAGGATATTTATATGGGCGTATCATTGGTAGATTCTCGTCCTTTGTATCGGCTGGAAAGCCGTTATATCCTATGCTAACGACATGATTGTCTTCGTTAACAATAACACAGCCCACTTGCGTTTGAGCGTCATGTGAACGCACAGCGGCTAAATGGGCCATTGCCATGAAGTATTGATCCCAGTCGGTTCTCATTTTTTAAGGTACTCATTGTGAATCCAAGAGATTTGAAAGTCTTGTTGTTCAGGCCCATAAGCTACTAACTTATTATAGCCCTCTCTCGATTCAAAGTATCCAAAATATCCAGAAAGTCTTTTATTTGTTTGAGTTCCGGGAACTGATTGTCGAGTTACTTTTTGTAGCTTGTCTAAGTCTACCGTCTTTAAATTAATCATTATATTGTCCTATTATTCTGCAATTTTAAAAAATGAAAGAACATCCTTTTTAAGCATTTCTCCAACGTATTCAATTTGTTCGCTATCAGGATTTTCATCTGCAAATGATAGAAAATAAAATTCTGTAATTTCATCAGCAATAAGTTCGTTTAACATTTTTGCGTTGTAATCACTCTCTTTGAATAGCTTATCCAGCTTAGAAGATAAAGAGAAAGCTATATAACCTTCTCTCTCGTCTAATACTTGAAAGCTAATGCAGTAGTAAGATACTTTATTTTGTTTAAACTTAAAGAAGCTCAAAATATCATTAGCCCAATCAAATTCTTCTTTAATATCAATATTGCCAATTTTAATACTCATTCTTATCGCTTTCTAAAACCACGGTTATTTTGTTTAGTCTGATATCAATGAAGGTCTTGTCGCCAACCTTCCTTACATTGATATTATCCAACACTGCTTTCACTTTGTCAAGGTCTGACTGGGAGAAATTTAGCTGATTCAGCAAAATCTCAACTAACTTATCTTTTAATTCCATTTGAAGCTCCAGCGACAGCGGTCGCCATTCCATTAGACATTGGGATTACTTTTTTTTTAGCATCTTCTAAGATTTCATTTCGCTCTATATTACCGTGCATTATTTTATCTAGTTTATTTGTATGATCATTCAATATAGTTGCATGTACATTAAAATTTGTCACTAGAATTTCATTTTGCTTTTCTAATATCTCGGTTGTTCTGCTAGAACTATTTTTAAGTTCTGTTACAAGTTCAAAATGCGCATCAACAATAGGTTCGATTTTTACAAAAACCTTTTTACCAAGTTTATATACTACAAATCCAGTAATTAGCCATAACCCAACTGGAAATCCAGTTTTATTTATAAACTCCCCTAAGTTTGGTAAAATTTCATGCCATGTCATCATAATTCATCTCCTAAAAAATAAAGGGGACTGGGAGTCCCAATCCCCCTGAGTTTAATTACTTACCAGTAATGGCCGAGTAGTTATATTTATTAGATGAAGTAGCTGGATCGTATACAACAAAGTTGTTCAAGATGTACAATTCGCCCGGAATCGCTCTTGTTGGAATAGATGTTGAAGTACCAAAGTCAGCTGTAGCTGGCACTGCACCAGTTGGATCTGTAATCCAAGTAGTTCTCTTCTTAATTTTTGTACCATCTGTATTCCAGCCAGTACGACTGAACTGATTCTTGCGAATCAATGTTGCAGTGTTTTCGTAGTGGTCAGAGATAAAGTAAGGGAATTTTGGACCACTTATTGAATTACCCATAAACAGCAAGAAGGTCTTGGATACGCCAGCAAGAGTTGTTGCAACTCTAGAGATTAACCAAGTATTTCCTGATCTGCTATTGGAATTGTAAGCAAATGTTCCACCGGAAAGAATTTTTGCAGCATTGTACGTTCTTGCTCCACTCAATTCTTTTGGCCCCGGATAGATCGTTTGGTCTGCTTGATTTATATCTTTGACCTGAATTGCCTTTGTAATGACTGATGTCGTACTAGACAATCCAACCATTGTGCCACCTTGACGCTGAGCTGTATAAGAGCCTCCAGCGGTGTTTTTTAAGTGATTATTTGAACTTGGAACCATAGTAGTTCTCCCTTTATATAAAGCATTATATCTATTTTCCTATTGTCCTATTAATTTGGTTCCTTTTTCCTACTATACTATACACAATTCGCGACACAGTTCTAGAGCTTTTTTTAATTTTTTTCTTGCTGCTTCTTTTCCATAGCCATTAACTTCACCAATTTCTTTATTGGTCATGCCATAATAGAATTTTTGAACAAGAATTTTATGTAATTCTGGATTCACATCTTGAACAGACATTAATATGTCGCGAGCTTCATTCTTTGCATCGTTATCAACCTTAAGAAGTCCATGGAAATTTTCAATATATTCATGGTCTTTAAAATATTTAGATTTCTTCTTGTAAACTCGTCTAGAGTTATTTTGCATACTTCTATATAAATAAGATGAGAACTTAACCTTTTTAGATGAGTCAAATTTTTGAATACAACCCCAGAGTGTACTCATCATAATAGATTTCATTTCATCTTTGGTGCAAACACCCTTAAGGTTTTCGTTGCATACCTTATACATTATCTTCTTATAATATTCGTTTTCAATAGCATCCTTGAATTGCGATTCATTTGCACACTGCATCTTCTATTTCCTTCCGAACATTGGTAAAATTGAATAATTTTCCTACACCAACACAAAAAGTGTATCTACTCATTATCCTCAAAGCTTCTATTCCACTGATGATCTTCATTTTATCTGAAACTTTATGAGTCAAGTCAAAATTTGTATATCCTAGCCAACACTGCCATCTATCTGAAGGCTTAAGGCTAGAGTCAGATGGCACAGCTCCAAAGGGAGTATGCACCACAGGAGACTGTAGATCAGCCATTAATGGACTTAGAAAGTTATCCATTTGCATGGTTTGATCCTCATCTCCTTCTAAACTATCTAATATCATGTTATCTAAAGAGGAACCGTCAGTTAATTCTATTTCCTTTTCATTCCAATTCTCCCACATTATTTTTTTCATTAATTTAACTCCACTTCAGTAGGATCTATAACTAGATTGGAAGGTACTTTAGAGTCATTGTATATTTTATTAAATGCATTAAATTTTTTCTTGCCGTCTGCAATGTCTTTTGACTGTAACTTCAATTGATCTGATATCATTTTGTTGAATTCACCATTAGTTAGACTGCTAACTAAAGACGCAAATTTTTTCACATCTTCCATGGAATTACCCCAAGATGCTTCAAAAGCCACACTGCCATCATCATCTATACACAATATAATGAATGATGTTGGCGTGAAAGAGTCATCTGAACTGGGTAGCGTTTCCTGAGATTGATTCGACATAATATTTATCCGATACTAATTCATTGAATTCAGCGATATTTGTAATGTTGCCCTTTTTTTGGCATCCATTTATATATGGAAGACCAGTACTATATGTTATTTCTATTGTATTTCTTGAAATTTTTCTACAGCCAGTTAAAATTTTATTAGGCCAGTCATAATCTATTTTAATATATTCATTAAATAATTCAGATAAGCAATGCTGGATATCTTTATGTAATAGTCCAACTGATCTTTTTAATAACTGCTCTTCTTCATCTAATAATATTTTTATATAATTTGGATTATCTTGACTATACCTTTTATCTATAAAAACCGGCAATAGCGTTACTACGACTTCGTATTTCATGTTATCCTCCTATAAAAATGGATCTAGCTTATTATACCAGATCCATCATAGAAAGTCAAGGGTTAATTCAATAAAATCCAAGCAATTGCTTTCATTTTGTCAGATAGAGCTATTTGCTCTTCTTTTGTAATGATAGCTTCATTTTCTCCAAGGGTAGATAGTATGATTTTATACATTCTATCTCCAAGAGGCTTGTACTTATTGCTAATTCTATTGTTAAAAGTTAGCTTAGCGGACTCAATATAAAAATTCTCGAAAGAAATAGAATTTACATTTTCATAAGAGGGCAGTCTTTTGCCCATTTCATTATTAAAAATAGCAATTAATTCTCTATCAAAAACTTCATCTGGCCCTGAAACAATACTTTTAACATCTTTTAACTCTTCGAATAATTTATCTGTAGGCTTTTTCAAGTCTAACATTTTATTATAATCTGTAGATGGAATTACTGGTTTATCAATATTAATTCCTGAGATACTATCCCAAAAGAAACCAATCAATACAAAAGCAATTCCTAAGTATACTCTAGGTTTCATATTATTTGTCCACTTTAATTAACATTGGGAAAATTTCATCTAGTGTTATAACAGCTTCAGATAGATTGTTTTCTTCGCAAGCATCCTTGAATGATTGCCATTTCTGAACAATCTCTACTAAATTATCTTTAGTGTCAACTGGAGTGATAGGAGCTGGAGCTGGAGTGATATTTGGAATATCTATTTCACTAGCCTTCTTCTCTAATCTTTTAAGAAGAGCAGAGAAGTCAAATGATGATAGAATCATAACAATTCCAAGTCCTAAGAAAATTATTTGACCCGTACTCATTGTGCCACCTCAGTCTTTCTGAGTGAGTCGCCAACAATCCAGCTTGCACAAAGCAGAACAACATTTTGAATTTGTTCTGAACTTAGAGTAGTAATTCCTAGACTTTCTGTTGTTACAGCTAAAACACCAGCCACCGCGACCCAGAACCTACGAGATTGTAACAATGCTTGAATCTTAGTTTGCATTTTTTGCCTCCTGAACGATTGATTGAAAATTTTCCGATGTTATTTTTTTTGACTCTGCCAATATAAGATCCTGCACTTGTGGTCTTAAATGGGCATACTCTTTTGGAAGTTTATCTTTTACAGCTTTACGTAATAGAATTTTATCTAGTGGACCGGGATTTTTAACCCGGTCTTCTAGACTTCTTCCGAACACATTACATTTCATTAGCAGTTGAAGAACTCCAATAATGATCGATCCAATAATTATAATTAGACCAAAATCAAAAGAGTAGTTGTTCTCGCCATCCTCTATATTTGAGGCTATTTCTTTAGCTAAGTCCTCTGTTGCACTCATGGGTTCACCTGAATATATTGCACTTGAGGTTGTACTTGAGGTTGAGTTGTCTGAATTGGCGGCTCTTCTTTTGGCTTACATTTGCAAACGCCACCATCTTTTGAACATTGACATTTGAGCTTATTGCCATCTGCCTGAACTATTTCGCCAGTGCCATTACATTTACATGCGATTTCAGGTGCTGGAGGAGCTGGCTTTGGCACATTTTCCTTTTTAATATTTTTCTTTTCTGTAGTATCTAAAATACTATTAACTCTCTCAACTTCTTTTTTTATATCTGATTGAATATCTCTAGATCCGTATACTTGAATTTGTTTATCTGCTACCTTATATTCACTATAAGTATAGCCTATAATTAATCCAAGTCCAAGAACTACCACACTTTTTAAATTCATGCGAAAATCTCCTTGACTCTTGTCCAATCCATCTTTCGTTTAAATCCATTGAAGTTAGTGTAGGCAAATGTTGCTCCAGCACCAATCATACCCTCAGCAACCTTTTGTCTAATCCAGAAACTTCCATCTGGTTGTTCATACCACTTAGGACCACTATTCCAAAGACCCCAGCTATTTTGAACTAGGAATAGCATTTCATTAAATCTCTCGTAAGTGTCATCACATGCAATTAATGTCATTGCGTGCGCCCAACTACCTTGAGGTTCAGCTATTCCATTCTTATCTCTATGAGAAGAGAATCCATAGTTAGAGCAAACAGATAAAGCGTATCCGTTAGCCAATAAGTCCCTAGCTTGTTCTACGCTATTTACAGTTGTTACTGTAGTGATTTTATGCTCTGCACATTCTTTGATAACTGGTTCTGGAATGCCTCTGCCGCCCCAGTTCATTCCTATTTTAGCATTGTACGTGGATAAGTCAATGCCGAGTTGTTCATATTTTTGACGAAGTAAGAATCCACCCGTCACGCTTACAAACCTTGCAGCTTGTGAGCAGTGCATTCCTTGGCCGCTAGACCCCCTAGAACCGTAGATTGGCTCAGTAGCACCTCTAGCAATGAAAGATTCTTTCTCCTTGCCATAGAGAATCTCGTAGGCTCTAGTGATGTCTACAGCATTGCGTGTTGCATGGCTAACACAATCGCCAGTGGTCTGTGATTCATCCCCTCCAAAAGAAGGGAAGAAGTATTGAATTGCTTTGTATGGTAAAGATAAAGCACCTTTTCCTGTGCCATACAATAATTGATCGCCAACATCTCCAAATAATGGGTGTGGTAATTCTTCCATTAGCTTAGCCATGTCAACTGGATCACATACTGCACCCTGTAATCCATTATTATACTGTTCTAAAAGTTCTTCTGGACTATTAAATTCCATTTAAGATCTCCCTTGCTGTATTTTCCCAAGAGAATTGTCTAGCAGTTTCAATACCTGCTATATTTAAACCTAATTCACCTTCTTGTTTTAATTTATGAATATACTTCATATTATCTGCAAAACTATTAATTTCTTTATCTCCAATTTTAGCCCAATTGCCTTGACCATGGAACCATATTCCATCGTGAGCAGGTTCCATCTCTGTGATGTCAACTAGATGAGCATTTTTTTCATTTGTAAACTGCGTATGTCCTGAATAATTTGTTGTAAGCACATGTTTTCCACATGATAAAACTTCAATTAACTCAAGATTCCAACCCTCAGCTTTGACTGGAAAAATTCCACAATCAATTTGCCTCATAATATTATACACATCTTGTTGTGTTTTTTGACGAGGTAATATACGAATCTTATTTGCCATGCTTGAATTTTTGTAATAATCACCCCATTGTTTATTAATTTGTTCAATAAATGGATTTTCACATAACAGCCAAAGCTCTACGTTATCATTTTGATTAAAAGCCTTTTCAAAGCATTTTACTAATACGTCATGACCTTTTCTAATTTCCCACTTTCCGGCATTAAAAAATATTGTAGGTTTTCTATGAGAATTATTATTTTCATTAAATATTGACCTATCTACTCCTAGCGGAACTACGGTCGATTCAACACCTATTCCTTTTTTAACTACGCCTTTGGCCCATTCTGAACATACGAATAATTTATCACAGCTTTTCATACTTAGATATTCTCGTCTTGTGAACGTATCTAATTCAAATATAGGAAATCCAATCCTCTGTCCACGCCCCACCATTTCATGTAATTCGCCCTGATGGAAAACTTTTAAACACGGTTCATCCATTTTATAAGATTCTTCATTTTTATTTTGCCAATCAAAAGCTATTAAATCTTGATAAAAATCTGGATCAGGTCTATCAATCGGAAACAGCGTAAAATCTTTCGCTTGTTTGCTAAGCTGTTTTGCTATGTTATATCCCGCAACACCATATCCTAAGCTGTTAATTGGAGCTTGTAAAAGCATTAATTGTTCTCCCAAAGTTTAATTATATTGTCTGGAAAATATAGATCTTTAATAGCATTATTTAAATCTTCGATTGTTTGTCCTGCAAGACCTGTTCCTAGTGGAGTTAATAAGAAGACGAGATCGTCATTCTTCTGTGCATATTTCATAAGAACTTCCAGTTGAATTCTAATAAAATCCCATCCTATAAAACCTGTTCTTAAATCTTTAGTTATTATAGCATAAGTTTGCCCCTGACGCCCACTATTTTTACCATACTCAGCACCCCATGCCCTTGCAGTTTTAGCTGCACCAGCTCCATGTCTACCTTCAGTATTGCTACCAAATACAAATATTTCATTCTGCAATAGAAATTCTACCATTATTTTCTCCAAAAAAAAGAGTCGTCCAACAGGACGACTCGTATTCGTTAAGCTGTTGTTATATCAATAAGAGTCGGCTGAGATGACTTCACCACCAGCACGGGTAATCAAAGCTCTTACAACTGCCGCATTTGTTGTATCTTTAACAAATCTCACAGATCCATCTGTCATTGCCATGTTAGCTCCACCGGGATGCCATGAGAAGATCTCATTATTTGGACCGCAGTCATGAATACCCCAGTCATTAGCACCGCAACTTGGCTTTCCAAATCCACCTGTTTTATTGTTGTTGATAACATTTGAAACGCCAGCAGCATTGTCAGGATCGCCCCATCTCCATGATCGTCGAGCGCCTTGAACATAAGGAGCAGGAGCATTTAAGTCAGGAGCGTAATCGGTTGTTGGAGAAGCGTAGTTACCAACACCTTGCATCTTTGGGCTGCGACCAGTGTCTTCATAAAACATAGCAGTGTTAGATGTGCCATCTGTCGTTGCACCAATCGTT